GAGACAGCAAAACTTCCTTTTGCTCAGGTGTTGCTTTTTCTAAATCAAACTCCATATCAACCTCCGTTGTGGAATTGTCGCCAGCACCACTAAAGATGCCGGATAATACACGTTGTAATTTGTCCAATGTTGCCGCGACCCATGAGTGCTTTACTTCCACCCAGGAATCCATCGGGTCAAATGTTACAGATCCATCCTCTGCTTCTGCGTAATTCACCTGCCAGTATTTATCATCATGGCGGCAAATCAAATAACCTTCAAACACTTCAACCGGGTAAGTTTCCCAATCCCACTCTGCATACATTTCGTAGAATGCCCGGCGGATCGTTTCAAGTCTTTCGTCAATAGATTCACCATCAAGAGAGAATAGAGACAGAGTTACGGGTTTCAAAAGTATTTGATGTTCCTTGTCCCTCATGGCTGGCCAGTTCGTCAATGAACCACCCATGATCACCTTTGCTTTTATGTCAATTTCAGGTGAGAAGTACCGCACGCGCTTTTCAGCGATCGCGCTTTTGCCTAGTTCATTCCATTCGACTTCTAACTGGATCACTCCGCGCTGGTCGTCAAGTGAACATCCCTTAACCCACCCGGCGGCTTCTTCATGCTCATGCCCCATTGCATCGACAGGGAACCCGACAAGTTCACCGGTTACATCCACCGTTGCGGCTAATGCCTTAGTGGTGTTCGACAGGTATTCGGCTAACTCTTCCTTTTTGAACGCAACCACGCGCCCCCACATGCTGGTAAACTCACCAGCGGACATACCGTCTATGACCGCGCTTCCATCAACCAGGTTGAAAAGTAAATTTTTCATGTGTCTCCGTGTAATAAAAAAGGCCGCAGTCATAATCGACTACGGCCAGCTTTCGCAAGGTTCGTTGTTTGTCAGCTTATTCTTACATACTCCATCAGGTATGTAAACTACGCAAATGTAGCAACTTTTCGCCAACTCTTAGCCACCGCCTCGTGTTCCCGGCAGTAGTGTAACTCGGTGATGTTATCCATCCCGCGTGTGTCGATGTCCTTCACTGTTCCAACCGCGCGCTTGTCGCAGAATGAGCACACGTCACCGATCCGCTGTGATAACGGGGGTAACGCTACTTTTTGCATGGTTATGAAGTCGGTCATAGTTCCCTCGATGAAATGACTATTTTATTAGTACGGTACGGGCGCTCCGATAAACACCCCCCCGCTATTAAGGTTGCGATAGTAAATTGCTCCACCAGCACCGACCTCTAAATCAGTAACCGCTCCAATAGAGGTACATCCATCTAGCCAACCAGTGCCAATAGTAGAGTAATTAACATCTGTAGCTGCGATTTGTCCAATGGGGTCTCGTAGTAAGCACCCAAGCGCCCATTCTTTCGGCAATCCAACATCTGCGGCGTTTTTCCAACTCGGCCCATAGCTGTCCGTAAAGTTGCAGTTAATGGCAGTCACCACCTGCGCCCCATGAGATGAATACCCGTTACAGTTATTTTTCGTTGCGTCCCCGTGATTATGCGATATGCAATCTATCATTGCGAAATTACTGCCAACTCCCGCTGCTCTCTCGTTGCAATGAAATCCATCTCCTTGATAACTACGGGATGCAAGGCAATTTTGCACAATGGATTCTCCAGCCATAAATAAAAATCCGTTTCCAGTTGCGCCTGGGTACTTAAACTCACAATTTTTGGCGTATGTTTTGCCGTCAGCATTGTTTATAAAATGTGTCCAGCCAACGCCGTAAAATTTCAAATTCTCCAGATAAAAAGTTTTAGCCTTATAAGAAAGTCCATTATTTACTGCCTGATAAGTCCAAATGTTTGCATCTGGGGCGCGGTCATCAAAAGTATGCACATAAAACACATTGCTTGCATAGTACCAACTACCCGCCGTAGCATCTACATCGGCTGAACTTGTTTTTTTGACTAACATTTGGTAATCACCAAAGCTGTCAATGTTGGTCAAATCTAACACCAATGTTCCACCAGTAGCCACAGCCTCATAATGAGAATCAACAGCAGACCACGAAAGAGTAGCATGTGGGGCCAGAACGACATTGCCAATTCCTATAACCTTTACTGAGCGGGCACAATCATATCCATCCCACCCGTATCCATATTCATAAACCCCTTCGGCAATATAAATTCGGTCAACATCTGCCTTTGCCAAAGCCGTTCCTAGTTTTTGAAAGGCAGTCGCCCAAGTTAGTCCGTTTCCAGTATCGTCCGGCATTGCTCGGTCAACGTAATATGTTTTCGCAACCGCAATATTCGCGTAAGTCTCTAAATTAAAGGATGGAGAAATACGAAACTTACTCGCCCCGGATTTCTGTATTGTAAATGGCAGCCAATTAAATGCCGCATCTGGAGCGGAAACCGTTTGCCAACTCCCCGCAATTATCGGTATAAAAAATCTAGCTATGTCCATACGCCCTCACACATGTGCCAGCTTCATCGGTATAAAATTCTAATTTGCTCATTGCTTCACTCCATTCTGCGGCAGGGTCATGGTCTGCACCCGCTTTACTTCATCAATGGCAATATCCCAACTCTCGTGTTTACTTGTTGGCTTTTTGAGGTTGATCGAATATTCCCCCGGTGGAAGGCGGTCAATAGCCCGCGCCATGCTCACCACCTTTGGAGACAGGTCAGTAACAGGTTTCAGTGTGGGCTCCAAGTCGCTCATCAATGCCCCGCCCAAATTTCGCCCTTGTCGTCATACAGATAATGCTTGCAGTTGTAACCTCGACACTCGAAATTGACGTTTCCATCCTGCCCCGGTATCAATCCGCGTTTCACCCAAAATGACGCGCTATGCCGCTTACCCTTCCACTTCGAACAGGTTGGGCAACTTTCCTGACCATCATCGCCCCCAAATGTAAGCATGATGTTCTTAGCGCCCCGCAACTTACCCTCTGCATAAACGCCGTCAAGGGTGTTTGCGTACCCCTCGGATCTGTCCTCAACCTCGCTTGTGTTATCCTCGTCAGGCTCTTCCTTTTTCAACTCTTTCAATCTTTCGAATAGTTGGTCGATGAATCCGAGTTCTGTTTGTTGTTTACTCGCAATCCATGATTGGGCGCTGGAGTTCATTTCGTTCACATCGCCGCCGCCGTCCACATACCCGGAATCGAAGGCGTTACCAAACGCTTCTACCATCGCCTGTTTCATTTGGTTTTTAGGACCAGCCACAGACCCACTGTCGCTTATGAGATATTCGAGTATTGCGTTCTTAATCTCATACTTATACTTTGACCTGATGGAGTAATAGTCACCCGCTTCAAACGAATGTGTAAATGCGTCTACCAGTCTCTTGAAAAGATTCATTACTTCGCCTTTGCTAACTTCTTAGCCAGTTCAGGATTGGTCAACTCGACAAACTTTTTCCAATTAGGAATGCTGGCGGCAATGATTTTCTTTTCTTCCGGCTCCCGATTAGTTTCGTCCTTTTCCGGTATTGTCTCAGTCAACACCCCTGATTTTCTACGGATCGCTTTCAGGTCGTCCTCTGACAATTCCATCCATTGAATCGCATCCAGGAACGTGGCTAACTCTGACAAACTCACCTGCTTCTCTATCGGTGTGCATACCAATTTAGGACGCTTTGTCATGCCAGGGAACGCGCCTTCATTCAGCGTGAATATCCTTTTGCCCAACTGTGCATCAACCTGCGAGATCAATCCTTCCATCATTGCGTTGAACACGGTTATGAACATCTGCGAGCTGTCGGTCATGGCTGCGAATGAACCCGTGCCCGTCACTGAGGACAGTGACGCCCACTGCATGTTGTAGACCATCAATTTGAGGATGCCAAAATACTTTATCGCTTCGAGGATTGAGGGAGCGGCGGAGAAGTTCACATCCTTCAACTCACCCACAACGCCCTTAGGCCATGCAGCATAATTGCCCTCTTGCGCCGTCATTATGTTCTTAGCAGCGCGTTTCAAATTTACTTCATCACCAGGTGTAAGTGATTCGTTCACCGTCACGTCAAGGTATCCGGCGGCATGTTCAAACCCAACGCCCTGCACGACTTCCAAGCCGTACTTAATCCTTTCCAACCGCCATACAGCCTCTAATGGCGACAACCCTTCCGGGTTCTGCAAGTCACCAAATGCAATGTGAAGGCTGCGATTTAGCGGGATGGTTATCTGTGGGTTCGGGTTATCCTGCTGGATGAATCCCCTTACTTTGCCAGTCCGCTCATCCATGTCCCACTTATAGAAACTGGAGTGATCACGCCATGCCAGCCTGCGTACACCAATCAAATTATCGTTGTACTCTGACTTCCATTCGTCACCATCAGGCGCGTTCCATTTCTGTGAGCGCATACCTAACACAACTTCCCACCATCCGAAGCCCATGAAGGGGACTTGACTGATCAATGTTGAGAGAAAACCATCAGGACCGCCTTCAATGTCCTGTAACATCTGCTCGCCAAACTCCTGTGCGCGTTTGTCATCATCGCTCGCATCGTCCGGCAATTCCCACTCTAGTTTCACCGCACGCGCTAATGCCTGGTAGACGTTGCGGACTATCGCCATTTCAGGATCGGAGCGGCGCATTCGTGAGTAAAGCGGCTGCACCCCCGGCCAATGTAACTCGCGGTGATAGGCTTCTTCCACATACCCCATGTACGCCTGTAATCCAGCCGTGCCTATCTCGGTCCATTTTCTCTCGTTGTCGCTCATTGGTATGTCGCTCAATGTGTCCTCACTTCCATTTCGATTCGTAGTCGTCTACACTGCCAAGACTTTCAATGTCCGCCCAGGTTGATCCACCGCCCGCCGTCATTGCATGTCGTAAAATTGCAAGCATGATAACCCAATCATCATGTCTTCCATCAGGAGCGCTAAACCTCGGGTGTCCGCTTGCCATTGTCAATACTTCAAATGACCGTAGTTCATCACTGGCTTCTTTAGGCACCTGGAAGTTATCATGCTCAAATGACACTGCCAGCCCCTGAATCAACGGCGGCTTATTCGATGCCGTCATGTTAAAGCCGGGTAATCCATCCGTGCCCGATAGAACGCGTAACCCGTCCTGTGCAAGTATTTCAATATTCGGAACACCCATGCTGTTGCGCTCAGGCATAACACCTTCACAATCCCAACGCTTGTACATCGTCTTCACCTTTTCGCGCTGGTAGGTGTAATCCATCTGATTGAATCGTTCCCAATCCACAACCTTGTTACACTCCCGGCACCCTACCCCTTGCACAGTGAAGTCGTTACTCTGTCCCCAATCAAGCGCCATGACCTTACGGTGTCCCCTGTGGTTTAGCGGGTCATCAGGCTTTTCGATAACAGCGCATTGGTCGATGTTCTGGAAGAATCCGCCATCCTCAACAAAGTCCGCCATGATCTCTTGCTGGTAAACTCTTCCCGGTAATTCTTTCTTCAGGTCGTCAATTTCATCCCTGGGAATGTGTGGGTTGTCGTAGGTTGAGTATTTCCAACGCGCCCAATTCTCTTTATCCTCTGCCATGGAATACAGTTTGTAAAAGTCGTTCAATCCCTTTGGAGTCCCTGAGAATATCGCCCCGCCCCTCATATCCGCTAAGGTTGCCCGGATAGACGTATTCCATATTTCCATCAACCTTGACACTAATCCGGCTTCGTTGACAATCGCCAGTTTGTACTTTCGTGACCTGCCAGCGTCCGGGTTGCTGTCGAATGACCACATCTCGAGAACGCCCCCGGTAATTATCTCAATCCGGCGTTCCTGCTCGCTGCGGTCTTTAGTTATCGGTGCTAACACGCTGCGGATCTCACGCCATGATGGAGCCATATACTTGTAGGTCGGTTCAAACCAGCCCACCGGATAGCCTTCTAACATGGTCTTTATGGCTATGTCTTCGTCGAGTATGTTCTTGCCAAACCTACGTCCGCAATCCAGGACATTGAAACGCCGTAATCCCTGTTTAATATTCAACTGCGCCGTGTGCAAGCGCGGGAGCGTGATCACCTTTGTCGCGTCACTCGCTGATTGGTTTGTCATCGTAGACAACCTTTATTAATAACGGCTTACCGTCATCATTCTGCATAACTACTGGATTCGGCACCTTGCCATAACCGTATTCGATGAAGTTGACCTGATGCTTATTGTCCTTCGCCCATGACCGGACTATCATCTCCGCAACCGTTGCCACATGCCCGTCAATGACGATAGGGTTTCCATCCTTGTCCTTCGCTATCTCATTGCCAACGGATTGCACAAGTTTACGCAACGCGTCAAAGGATTTAGGACGCCCGTTGCGGTTTATGCGCGGGTCGCCAGTCTTGAAAGGCTTAAGATTCTCTTCGTTTGCCATATCTCACAGTTTCTTCACAGTACCGCTTCTTTTTTAGTCAATACCATCCCATAGTTATTTACGCCTTCAGGAATGACAACGCCTTCTTTTTTGATTAACTTGTTCAATTTGAATGGTCGGTAATCCACCTGATGCTGCCAGCGTCCCCATTTTCGGGTAATCTTTACAACGTCAGGATGCTGCTTTTGTAATGATTGCGCCATAAGCAAACGACCATCTGCATTTTGGAGTTTATAAAGGTCTTCAGTATTTCCGCCTTTGATAGTCATGGTCATTTGTTTATCACAAGTAAATTTGTTGAATAATAAAGTAACCCAACCATCCTTTAATGCACGGAGTGATAAGTCGGTATCCTCGTTATAGCGACCTCTCCACCGATATGGAATATCGTTTTTTATCAATATGCACGAATAAATCCGGGTATTCTGTTGAATTATGGGTTTATTGGATGTAATTTGTGTCACTGAAAACATTGTATATTGCATACCAGATAATGCTACATTTTTATATCTATCTGTAAAGTCTTCAATTACCCTAAATGTAGTTCCTTCGTTTTGAACGATACGCTCATTGTCATAATAAACCCGGAAATGTCGGATATTATCATCCAGTATCCAGTGTCGTTCTGCTCCTATATTGATTGAGTGTTCCCAAACCCAATTCCGAGCAGGTATTCCGCCTAATCCCAAATTACTAAAAGGTAATACTAAAATCTTATCTGGATTAATGACTGCGGCATAACTATCGTATTCCTGTGGCTCTATAACTATATGATAGGGTACATTAATCCTGTCAAGTTCCTTACTCGTAAGTCTTGATTCCCAGCGTCCCTTAGAGATTATATAAACAGGATATTTAGGATTCATTTATTTTTATCTTATCAAACCAGATATATGAGGTTTTATCGGTAATGTCTATATGTAATAATTGCGAAAATTCCCTTACTTCATTGCTACTTTTGAAATGAATATGTATTGTTCTTATCGCTTTAGGTGTATCTGGTAATTCCGGCATATCCTGCCACTCTTTGTCATAATCAATGCCTTCAGAACCTAACAGATTTTTTACTGCCGAAATATCACACATCCAATCGCGTACAGTTGATTCGTCAAGTCCCCACGCGATCAACTCCGGCGCGTCCCAACCTGACAACTGCTCCCAATCGAATTGTCCTACTGTACCAATGTGGGCAGCGACAACCAACTCTTCGCGTTCCTTTTCGGATAGCGCACGGGAGGATTGAAGCGCCATAACCTCATAGTCCCTACCATAAGCGGACATGAGGACATTCAACCTCTGGTGACCGTCATAGACTTCGTTAGCGGGACCAATGGCGATTGTCTGAAATTGTCCTAATCGCTCCCATAATGACAAAAGACGTTTAGCATGTTCCTTGCTAATCGTTTTCGGGTTGCGCTGCCAGGGTTTCAGATCCCCCAGCTTTACGGTTATGCTATCCCACTTTACCAATAACGCTCCTTCACCTTCAAACTCAATCCGCTATACCACTCCTGCATTTCTGCTTCACCGTACTGCTCACACTTGATCTTCCACCATGATTCTTTGACCAACCGTCCGCCTGTGCCTATCCATTGTCTGTGACACTCCCTACATACGTCACCGATATTGTGTGGGTCGTCTAACTCTGGATTGTGTATGTCGCGCCCAATTAAGCAATGGTGCTTCTCTTTTGCCTCTCGAGCATGGCACCACTCACACTTCAAAACGGTATATCCTCATCGGTTACATTCGCAGGTTGACCCCACATGACCGTTGCTTCCTGGTCAGCCCATAAATGCCCGTAGTGTCTGCCGTCGTGCCCATGTGTCAATTCGCAAAGAATAACCATGCCGGGGATGGTGAGCGTCTTGTCACAGCGGACGGTTACCCTCATCAGGTCTAATACTTTGTAGTCGGCTTTAGTCTCCATCGGTTTTTGTGGTGTTCGTTGTCGTTTTGCAAGTTATGATTATTTCGCCAGTGTAAGGAATATAAGGCGGCCAATAAGGTGGATATTGCGGAAAGACCGGATATGGCGGAATGTAAGGATTTACCGGAACATACTCAATCTTGTCGCCAACAACAGCACAATCGCAATGGTCAATGTGAGGCGCGTTTATTTTGTGACAACGCGGACATTCCCATGCGCTTCTACCGTATATTCCATAACAGCCTAAATTTCCAGGATCACCAGCCATAATTTCCTCTCACTCCATCCCTCTAATCCGGCAGCCACGTACAGGTGGGAGATAAGTTTGGTGGCAAGGCACGCGGGAGGAGACCGCGTACTCTATGCGGATACCGATAATAAGTGTTTGCCTGGTAGCCGCCGGACTGGAGGGGAGGATTACTTGCCGTCTTCCGAAGCTATGATAGCCTTCGCGGTTGTTGATTTAACATCAGCCGTGATGACAGGGTTGGCAACGGTTCCAGATGCGCTCAACTTATCTGCATTGTGGAATGATGTACCCAGGAATACGGATGCGAATACGGATGCGACAATGGCGAAATAGGGCGCAATTGCCAGTAAAACAGCAGCAGGCACGAAGGTAATGACACAGAATGCACCAACAGCCAAGACAACGCACACGCCAAAGAATACCCACCGTTTATTTTCGGGGTCAACAATGGCTTTATACCATTTCATCCTTTCAAGCACCCAGGATGCAACGGCAGCGGCACCACCAGCGGTCAACAACAACATCAAAAAATCATTCAAGCTCATACTCACTCCTATTAAACTAAAAAGGCTTCACCTATTTAGAGTAAAGCCTTTAGTCTCGGATGTAAACTACGCATTTCAAGCAAGTTTTACGGTTTGATTTTCAATTTCGGATACTTCTTGAACATAGCGTCAAATAATTCTTTTCTCGCGTCTTTAGTTAGGTGCATTCTCGTTGTATTTTCGAGGGCAACAATCACACCTGTTTTCCAGTTGTAGGTGTCTTTTGGATTACATTTTGAAACGCCCGTTAGAATAAACTGACCCTCTTCCCACTTACACCATGTTATCGGCTTGCCCGTGAGAATCTCAACACGCGCCGCTCCATAGTGGAAGCGAAGGCGGGCTGGCGGAGCGAAGCACGTTTTGTAGAATTCATGCAATATTTCACTTGACGACAATTCGTGGTCATAAAACTTGATATTACTAATCATCCCCTCGCCAATGTTTATCCTCAATTGGTCGCTCGCCTCAACCATTGCGCCCATAGCATCGGAATAATCCCGACTTTGGTTGATGTACCTCTTTAGCGCCTTGACATAATCCCGTCTATTCTCAATCGAATGACCAATCCTCAAAAATATGTTCATTTTTACTCCTCTTCCAACAATCCTAATGACGTTACAAGGTACATCGCTGCAGCTCTAGACGGACAACCAGTTAGTCGCCTGACCTGTTCGACATACGTTGTTACAGTTCTTGGGGATATGTGCAACGTGTTGGCAATAGAAGTATCTTTTAGTCCGTGTGCGATTAGTTGAAATACTTGTTTTTGCCTTCGCGTCAACTTTATATTGTCCGGGCAGTCAATGTCGGTCAACTCGAATACGCAGTTATTGGTGGTATCAATCATCAGCACCCCTTTGTCCACACTTATCACATTTTTCAGCAATAACGATTTCGCCATCAGAATCCTCGTCAATAATAATTGAATGGATCAATCCACCACATTCGCAAGGACGCGGATTTCCGTAACACCCGTCACAACCATATTCGGTAATATTGTGTTTTTCACCTTCAATTGTGAATTCCCCGTCTTTTAGTGGTTCTGCCCAACCTTCCATTTCTCACTCCTCCTTGACAAGCGTAAAAAATCCAAGAAATAACACTATTGCGCTTATCACAAGAAGCACCACGGATTCCACGCGCATTGAGCACATTATCGAAACCAGTGAAAGTACCATTATGCCAAGTCCTTTGCGATTATTCTTAGTCATTCCGCCTCTCAATCTCTGCGTCAAGGATTTTCTTGATCGTGTCCCCTGAT